ATGTGCTCTGCAGACGTTGCTTCTGCACTGACCATGGCTGGTGTTCTCGATTACACCCCTGCACTCAACGCAAACCTGAACGTTGATGACACTGGCAACACCTTCGCAGGTGTTCTCCAAGGCAAGTACAGAGTCTACATCGACCCATATGCTGCAAACCTGACTTCCGGAAACGCTTCCGCAGGCAACCAGTACTATGTTGTCGGTTATAAGGGTACTTCACCTTATGACGCTGGTCTGTTCTATTGCCCATACGTTCCTCTCCAAATGGTCCGTGCCGTTGGCGAGAACTCCTTCCAGCCAAAGATTGGCTTCAAGACCCGTTATGGTCTGGTCGCCAACCCATTCGCAGAAGGAACCAACCAGGGTCTCGGTGCTCTCACCTCCAATGCAAACCGCTACTATCGTCGCGTTGCAGTCAAGAACCTCATGTGATCCATTGCTCACACGAGTCAATCAAGGACCCTTCGGGGTCCTTTTTTTATGGAAATAAATACTTGAAAAGATTATATTATGAGAATTGCTGTTGTTGGTGCGGGTAATGCTGGTTGCTTTACTGCATTATATTATGCATGGCACACTAGACATGATCCAGAAGTAGAAGTACAGTTAATATACGATCCTTACGAAGATTCAGCAGTAGTTGGACAAGCAACCGTTCTTGATCCACCAGGATTATTGTGGTCAGCACTTGGATTTAATTGGTACAATAATCCAATACATGCGACATTCAAAAGCGGCATTTTATATGAAGGTTGGGGAAAAGTAAATGATAAACATTTTCACCCATTCCCAGCAGATAGGATGGCAATGCATTATTGTCCTGCAGAGATGCAAAGATTAATACTTAAAAGCGAATTATTTACTGTAAACGCTACAAGTGTTTTAGATCTAAATGATGTTGATGCTGATTTTGTTTTTGATTGTAGAGGAAAACCAAAAGATTTTTCAAATTATCTTAGATTAAAAAATCCAACAAATGCAGCAATTTTAGCAAAACCAAATTGGGATACTACAAAAGAATTTTGGAGTCGTCATATTGCAACTCCAGATGGTTGGACTTTTGTAATACCAACTTCAGAAGAATCACCTTCTCATGATTATTGTGTCGGATATTGTTATAATAGAGATATTACAAATAAAGTTGAAGCAGAACTAAATTTTCAAAATCTCTTTGATGCAAATATTACAAGGCACATAGAATATGATAGTTATGTTACTAAAACTCCAACCGATGGTAGGGTTATTTTAAACGGAAACAGGTTATTCTTTTTAGAACCTTTAGAGTCTTCTTCTACTCAAACTTACATTGAAGTTGCAAAAATGGCATGGGATTACATTTTTCATCAAAAAGAAGTGGCAAGAGATATTCATGCATATGTAAGACAGACTCAAAATTTTGTTTTATGGCACTATAATTATGGATCAAAATATAACACCCCATTTTGGAATCATGCATCGAGAATGAATTTCAATGATCCAGAATTTGAGCAATATTTAAGTTTTGCAAATGAATTATCCAAGCAAGATGTTGTTCCAGATTTGTACGGAGGATTATCATTAAATAGTCTATACGGTCAATGGCCACCATATAGTTTCAAAAACTGGTTTGATGGCATGACGAAAATAAATAATTAGAAAAACAATCATGCCAAGGAATCAGATTGAGAATAGAAATTATCTATCTCCAACAGGATTTAAATTATCATTATATCGAAGTCCTAGTGTTGCGTTTTTTTGCAATCAAGCAAACATTCCGAATTTGTCTTTAGGAATCGCTGAGCAATCAACTTACTTGAGAAATATTCCTATCCCTGGAGATAAGATTGATTTTGGTGATTTGACTATTAGATTTTTAGTCGATGAAGATCTTAAAAATTATATGGAAATTCACAAGTGGATTCGTGGTCTTGGATTCCCAGAATCTTTAAGTGATTTTACAGATCTTGAAAAAACCACAGAAAATTTTGGTGACTATATTAAAAGTGGAGATAATATCTACTCGGATGGAACCCTTCAAGTTCTTAACAACAATCTGATTCCATCCTTTCAAATTTTCTTTAGAGATTTATTTCCTTACGACTTGTCAACTTTGACATTTGATGCTACAGATACTGACGTAGAATACTTTACAGCGGATGTATCTTTCAAGTATACTATATACACAATTACTGACTTAGAAGGCAACCCTTTATGATCGATCTTGATAAACTTCAAGAGATGTGGGAAAAGGATGCAAAGATTGATATGGACAATCTGCATACTGAATCAACAAATGTTCCTGCACTTCATGCGAAGTATTTTGAAATGTATAACACGATCTTTTTGATGAGAAAGAAAGCAGAACAGCAGAGAAAAAATATTAGACACGAACGATATGAATATTTCAGTGGTAAAGCAGACCCTGATGTCTACATTGAAAATCCATTTCCCAAAAAGATTAGAGATAAAGACACTATGCAAAAATATCTGGATGCAGATCAGAAACTCTCAGGAGTTTCGTTAAAAATTGATTACTACGATACAATGCTCGTATATATTGAGAGTATATTAAAGCAGATAAGTAATCGAACTTATCAAATTAAAAACGCAATAGAATTCATGAGATTTAATTCAGGACTAGGATAATGGAAGACGATACTCTTTTTGACGATGATTTTAATGAAGACCTTCCCTATGTAAGTTTGGACTTAGATATTAAGGATGTTAAGTTAATTTTAGAGTCTATATCACAAAATGCTAAATTATGTCATCATGACCTAGATAAAAAAGAAAGTCTTGAATATATGGAAAATTTTCTAACAAAAGTTATTCTCGAATACAACTTTAGGATAGATTAATGGAAGACTTTAACACTAATAGTCAAGATGAAGATGATTTTGACTATCAAGTCAATTTTAAGATAGAAGATGTTCATCTTCTTCACCATTGCGTGCTAAAAAGAATTGAAAATTGGGAAGGATCTCCTGCTAGACATCCATCAGAGCAAGAACACTTGTGGTATTTGAGAGACTCCTTGTATAGGATGATTCTTGAATACAAGTTTGACAACATGTAATAAATACAAGTAGCTTGGGAAGTTGACATGCCTGCTGAATGGATTTCAGAGCAACCTACAAATAGAAACTTTTTATCGCCAGTTGGATTTCTACTAGATTTGGAAATCTTTGACGGTGTAGATTTCTTTTGTCAAAGTGCAAGCATCCCAGAGATTGCTATGCCTTTTGCTGAAGTCCAGACACCATACAGAAACGTCCCCATTGTTTCCAGTGGTGGCGTCTCTTATGGAGATTTAAATGTAAGGTTTATTATTGATGAAGATTTAAAAAACTATCTTGTCATCCACAACTGGATTAAAGAGTACGGTCTAGCAGAAAAAAGAGCAGACAGTGCAGATGCATATTCAAATGCAAGACTGCAGATTATGACATCTCACAATAATGTGAATCATATTGTAGAATTTAAAAACATGTTTCCTGTCAGCTTGTCTAGTGTTCCGTTTGATGCTACAGTTGGAGACATAGAATATCTGCTTGCGGACGTAACGTTCAAGTTTGAGACCTATACAATTCGCGATGAGAACTTTAAAGCACTTTCATGAATTTTGAAACCCTTCGTAATAGATTTGAACAACTGAGAGAAGAGTGGACTTTAGATAGTGCAGTTGACTTTCAATTCAAGAATAAACAGTATAGCACAGATCTGGGACAACTCGCGTTAGACATTCCTTTTCAGCATAATAAATACTTAAACCATTACACTGACATTCAGCAGATCAAAACCTCGCTGGAGTTTGAGATCCGCAAAGTGGTAAAAGAGAAACGTGAGTATTACTCAGGCGAAGCAGACGCAAAAACTTACGCCTCTAAACCATTCGGATCATCTATTAAGACTTCTGAAAAGATGAAAGTTTATCTAGAGTCTGATGATGAGATCATCAATCTAGAAGCTAAGATCAAATATCTAGACCAGATGCTTTACTGGTTAGATCAGGTCATGAAGCAAATTTCTAACCGAGGGTTTCAGATCAAGAGTGCCATTGAGTGGGAGAAATTCGTAAATGGACAATGATGACCACCCTCAGTATTAAAAAGAAAAACGAAGTATACGTTACTGTACAGTCCGCTGAGCCGCATGTTCATCATGAGCTCTCGGACTATTTTTCGTTTGAAGTTCCTGAAGCAAAATTCTTAAAGAAGAATCCCAGATACAAATACTGGGATGGAACTATTCGCTTGTACTCCCCAGGTACAGGTGAACTTTATGGTGGTTTGATGAAACACCTACAGGTCTGGGCAGATGAAA